AACATGACGACGCAAAACATCAACGGCAAAGATGTCACCTTGCCGATGGATTGGTCAACGATCAGTCCATTACCGGATGCGGTGCTGACGAAGGCGACGGAATGGTTGAATACCGATGCGTCCTTCTCTGCGAATTGGCACGCACTGGGAGCGTTGAACATTCCACGCGCGGCATATCACTATTATCACAACGGGAATATTTTCTACACATCCGCACGACAGGCAAAGAACTTCGTCAACGTCATTTTGGCGAATGGGTTCAAAGCAAGCGATTTCTTCGTGTGCGATAACGAAGAAAAAGACTCGCATGGCACTCCGCTGGTTTCGATGAGCGAAACGCTGGATTGGTTCTATAACGTTCAAGTAGGTCTCGGTCTGACGGATTACAGCCGATTTTTGCTTTACAGCACCGCAGACATTTTGAACAATCTCAATCTATCCAAACTCAATGCCGCGCAGTTAGCGATCTTAAAGCAAATCCGAATTTGGGTGGCAGGTTATCCAAACACAGCACCCAGCGGCGCGGACGGACAACCTTCAGGAGATTTGGTGAGTGTGCCGAAGGCATATCAGGTCAGCGCACCTTATGGAGCGACGATCTTATGGCAGTATGCTGAATCCGTACCGAACGTGAGCAACATTCCAGGTGGCGTGGATCTCAATCAGATCGATGCGGCATTCTTGAAAGAATGGCAAGCAGGTGCAGCACCCATATCTGCACCCATCACACCGATACCGGCACCGGTGACACCCAATGTTCTGTTCCCAATGAAAGTAGTGACCATCATTACCCAGAACCCGGATGGAACGTTCAACTTCAGCTCCACAAGAGGCTAACCATGAAAAAATTACTCATTGTATTGCTCATTTTTTTGACGGCTTGCGGGGCGAATGGCGCTCCGAGAGTTTCACTGGCTACCGAAGTCTGTATGCCCACGCCAACGCCGGTATGTGTCCCGATAACGGCCCCTGTTTCACCAACGGTAACGCCTGCGCCGACCTTCACGCCGACGAGCACGGCAATTGGGCCACAGTTTCCGGCAGGGTTCGATGCTTATGATGGGACCGTGGACCCGCCGCGAGGACTTTATAACGTGAATGCGTTGAGCGGGCCGGACTTGTGGAATTATACGTACCCGAAACAACCCAATGCGTGGTTCCCCGCCACGTACTTTCCCGGATACAACACATCAACCAAGGGATTCAACCAGAACTTCGCTTATTGTCCGCTCTCGATTGTCGGGCCGCTGATGCAGGAATTGAACACGCCGCAGGCAGAGAATTACGGCACGAACAGTTCCAACGGCGTGGCCTTCGGCGATCATGGAATTAGGACAGTGATATTTCCGTCCACGGTCTCACAACCGAATATTGTTCACATCAAGGGTGTTGCATTTTTAAAGTCAGTGGGCGGAACCGCCCAGTGGTGGGGAACTGTCGAGACACTTACTTGCTCTCAGAACGCACTTGCCGCTTATATAAAAGACCCGAAGAGCATCCCGAATTATTTTCTGGAATGGCAGTCGGATATGACTTACAACGGTGCGCTATTGACCGGAGTGGATTTGATGGGATTTCCGTTCGTGACTGTGCTGGCTGCACCGGCGAATGAAGTGATGTATATCCCGTTCCGAATGCTTATTCCGAGCACGTGGCAGGCAATGCCGTAGCATCGGTGACACGAGTCACCGATACAAGCAACAGCGGCCTGAAGCCGCATTGCTTAGAAAGATAAAATGACTGTCCGACATGTCACGCAGTTAGAGCTTGAGAATTTCGCTAATACCACTTCCACGATCGAGGAAGAGGGCGGAGTTTTGCTATCTGTGGCGGACGTGAAGGCAAAGGAAATCCTTTATCGAAAGACGCTGATCGAACAGAATAAGATCACACTGGAAGAAGAAGTCCCGACCTATGCCGAGATCTATCATGACCTACTGAATGCAGGCATCCGCGGACGAGTGGCGGCTTACATTGCCTGGGCATCGATGCCAAAGAAATACCGCTTTCCTGAGACACAAGATGAATTCGCCCAGCAAGTTTTGGGCTTGACCAGCGATCGGGCAATCGCCACCTGGCGCAAGAAATATCCCGAGATCGATCAGATGGTGGCAGATCTGCAAGCGGAAGCAATGCTTGAATATCGTCCGGGTGCATTCCATGCGCTGGGGACGGTGGCAGCGGACCCGAGCTACCGGGCTAACCCCGACCGGCGTCTGTTCTTCGAGATGACGAAGGATTACACGCCACGAATCAAGAGCGAAGTGGACGACGGGAAAGGTGTGGGGCATAAGCTGCTGGGCCAGTTGAAGAAGTTATCCACGGCGCAGTTGCTCGAAACATTAGGCAGCGATGCAATTTCGCTGATGAATGAATTGGAAGATGAGCTGAGTTCGTCCGGCGATGAACCAACTTCTTCGGCGTCCAGCGAGGAATCCAATGGCTGATAAGCGCGATGCGATCAAGGCAGAACTGAAAAGCCGCCTGATGGCAGAGCGCGATTTCCTGTCATTTTGCAAACACGTGGACCGCAAGCATCCAGTCGAAGCGCAGCATGTGCAGATCCTGGCGCATAAGCTGGGTGAAGTGGCTAAATACATCCTGACCGATGGCAAGGAAGGCATCGGGCGTTTGATGATCTTCATGCCGCCCAGATATTGGAAAAGCCAGACGGCATCTCGGAAGTTCCCAGCGTGGCTGCTTGGGAAGAACCCTGATCTGCGGATCATCATGACGTCCTACAATGCGGACCTGGCATCGAAGCACAGCAAGGCTGTGCGCGATCTGATCATGTCCGAGGAGTATTCACAGGTGTTCGGCCCACTCGCATCGACGGATGAGCCGGTACTGCTCGATCCCGAGAGCAAGGCCTCAGCTGCATGGGAGATTGCAGATCGAAAGGGCGGCATGCTGGCGGCAGGTGTGGGCGGAGGCATTACAGGCTTCGGCGCAAACTTGTTCATTATCGATGATCCGGTGAAGGGAAGAAAAGAAGCGAGTTCAGAGACACAGAGGAAGGACTCGTATGAATGGTACAAATCCACGGCTTATACACGTTTGGAAGATCACGGTGCGATCGTCGTCATCATGACGCGCTGGGATGTGGAAGATCTGGCTGGAAATTTGTTGACAGCGATGGTCTCAGACGACGAAGCCGACCAGTGGGATGTGGTGTGCATGCCTGCGATCGCACTGGAAGAAATGCAATATCCGAGGACGCTCGAAGAATTCAACGAGAATTTATTGCGCGGGGTTTATATCCCGATGAATCACGATCAACTGGGACGCGCACCAGGTGAACCCTTATGGAAGCAAAAGCACGACGAGCAGGCGCTGCGAGTCAAAAAAGCGAACATGGACGATTTCGAGTTCGAGGCGCAATATCAGCAGATCCCGCGGCTGGCCGATGGGAATTTCTTCGACGAAGAGAACTTTGGATTTGTAGAACACAGGCCCGAAGGCCTTCAGTGGTATCGCTATGTGGACCTGGCATTAGGCAAGACACAGCAGAGCGATTTCAACGCGACCGCCGCTGTAGCGATGGATCTAACTGCAATACTTTATATCCGAGACATGCTGCGGGAACAAAATCTGGAGTTCTTTTTGGGAAGCCTGAAAGCTCTGATGCTTTCGGATCAGGAACGTGGCACGATCTGGGGCATCGAAGATAACGCATTTCAATCGCTGGTCGTAAAGCAATTTTTAAGCGATCCGATTTTTGCAAATATACCCATCCTGGGAATTACGCGCACGACCAACGAAGGCGATAAAGCACAATGGGCGCAGCCCTGGCGTATGCGAGCGAAGCAAGGATATGTGAAGCTTGTGCGCGGCGTATGGAATTTGTCATTCTTGCGTGAAGCGACCGCATTCCCTGCAGGAAGAAATGACGATCAGATCGATACCGTAAGCGGTGGCAATCAAATGATTGCCGATAATGCAAGCGGTGAACGCAAGACAAGGACGAGCTCGCCGATCATGGTGAGCGCAGATAGATTATTTGTTTAGCATTGTGGCGTCGTGCGACTCACGTCGCCGACGTGCGCAATGGCGGCATGAAGCCGCCTTGCGCGAAGGAGCAAATAAAATGAAAGTCAATACTTCAAAGATCAGCAACACGGCTTGGGGCGATGTGGATAAGTCCGCCCTGGGCAGCAAGGTGGCCGATGCCTATGCCAGCGGCGATATCACCAAGGCGCAGATCAAGCAGATCTATGCCTTCGTGCCGGATGAGGCTTTTGGCGAAGATAAAGACGGCAAGCCGCAGTTCATGGCGAGCAAAGCTTGGGGTCCGCATGCCGAGATCAGCGACGGTGAAATCGTTCAGAATAAAGGCGGCGTGTTTGCCGCGGCCGGTGCGCTGGCAGGCGCACGAAGTAAGCCGGATCTGTCATCGTCGGAAATTGCAACAGCGAAGGCAGCGCTGCGAAAATGCTATTCGCAGATGAACATGGATGCGCCGGACAGCTTGAAGGAAGCGATCAAGATCGGTAAGGGCCAGCCCATTACTGAACTCGTCAAAGGTTCAATGCAATATACGCTTGACCAGATGCAAGACGACTTCAACGATCAATTTCCATCCGTGTGGGGTATGGGCATGAGCACGGGAATAGGAATGCAGGTCAATTATTACATTGTTGATTCATTTGCAGATTATGTGATCATCAACGGCTATGGTCCTGACTGCGATCTCGATGACGATGAGTATTGGAAGGTTCCATATACGGTGAGCGATGGAGAATATACATTTGCGCCAAAAGAACAATGGCAGGTGGTTGAACTGACCTATCAGCCACAGACTGCTCCAGATGTGAATGAAGCAAAGAACAAGAAGCGCGGAAAGAAATTTGAAGAGCGAATAGGTCGTGTGCTATTGGCTGAGGGCGAAAAAGGGGCAAAGCACATACGGGCAAACGATGTGATCGTCGCCGATGTCATCAATGGCAACGGGCGGCGTTATCCATCCAGTGTGATCCGTTCAGCAGTCGAGGAAGTGCGCGGCCATCTGAACGAAAGCGCTGGGCAAGGCCGGGCCATTCAGTATTTAGGCGAGGCGGAGCATCCTTCGGATAAAGGCACAAGGCGTCCAAATTTGCTGGAGACGGTAGTCAAGTGGAGCGAGATCTCATTTGACGGCCGTGCCGTGTCTCTGGGCGGAAACATCCTGGAGACGAGCAAAGGCAAGGACATCCTGGCACTGATGGAAGGCAATATCCAGCCGGGCGTAAGTCTGAGAGGCTATGGCGAAACCAAAACCACCAAAGAGCGCGGCGAGAAGTTTGACGATGTGACGGAACTGCATATCACCGGATTCGACCTAGTGCTGGAACCGTCCTTCGAACAAGCAGAAGCCGTACTCGAATCACAAAATCAATCATCGGAGGATGAAATGACCAAGGAAGAATTAATCCAGCTAATGAAAGATCAACCCGATCTATTCAAAGGCATGACGGAAGCCCAACTTGCAAAGATGGGCGAAGCGCAGTTGAAGACGATGGAAGAGTCGGTCCGCAAGTCGCTTGGACTCGGTGCGGAGGCCAACATCAGCGAGTCGCTGAAGACGATGGCAGCGAACGCCAAAAAGTTCGAGGAAGCTGAGCAGAAGAAAACCATCGATGCGGCTATCACCGAAGCCACCAAAGATCTGCCATATGGCAAAGCTGCGGTGGCTGCATTCGTCGAGGCGGTCCGCGCTGCGAACCCGCAGGATGAAAAGGCAGTCAAGACGCTGGTGGAAGGCAAGCGCAAGGAATATGACGGGCTGTTCTCGAAGGCACGCTTGCAGGCGATGGGCAAGAAAGATGGCGACGTGCAGGTGATCGGTTCGGTGCTCGAGAGCGAAACTGGTACGCCAGAATATGCACGGGCGGCTTTCCAAATCAACGAAAGCATGAATGCAGTCGAGATGAAGACCCGGCGCAATTTGCTGGCCCCCAAAAGCCCGAACGAGGTTTTCACGAAGAAGATGTTG